GCCGACGTTGCGCCATTAAAACAGTTAATGAAGCCGCGCCGTGCCCCGCGCCCCCCGCCCCAAACATACCGGCCAGTGAACCGCGATCCGCCAACCGTGCCCCGCGATCCGCGATCCGCGATCCGCGATCCGCCAACCGTGCACCGTGCACCGTGCACCGGCGGGCAAATCGCGTCGGCAGCGGGCAACGATCCATCAACCGGCTGGCCGTTATTACCGGTAATTGCCCCGGACGCGCTGGCCGTGAAAAATCGGCAAGGGGCCCCTGCATATCGGGTCAAAAACCGCAGAAATCCGCCAAAAATCCAAAAATCGCGCACCGCCGCCACCGGCCTGCCTAGCGGGAGCAAGGGCCATGTTTCTCTCAAATAATTACAGGAAAAACGATATGACTGTTTCACGTGAAACAATTGCCTATTTTTTAGGCACCTCCTGCCCAAATACTGGTCTTAGATTGCTTATTTTTTAGGCAAAAACGCAAAGCTTGTTAACTGAGCAAAAAACAGGCATAAAATATTTTATAATTTTTAACTTTTGGGCATGGGTGACGTGAAAAGAATACATATCAACCAACACATTATAAGAGCCAACGCAAAGTCCGGTGATCGTAATCCTGTGATCACCGTGAAAGAAGGGCGAAGCAATACTTACGCTCACCGCGTTCAGATAAACGGGTCAAGCACCGTGGTGTACAGCCCGGACAAGCCTCTTTCCTGTGGCGCGAAGGTTTGGATAGAGACCGATGCCGATGTTTTTTTAACTTAGGGGCCCCCAATGGATGTTTCAGATCAGGAGTTGAAGCTTCGCCTGCGACTCGCACAAATCGAGAAGAATGAAGCTTGTCAGGAAGACTTTTTAGTTTTTGTAAAAAATATGTGGCCTGAGTTTATTGCTGGTCGGCACCATAAAATTATTGCGGAAAAGCTTGAGCGAGTAGCGAAGGGCGAGCTAAAGCGGCTGATCATCAATATGGCACCGCGTCACACCAAGTCGGAGTTTGCGTCTTTCCTGTTTCCTGCATGGATGATGGGTCGCAACCCTAAAATGAAGATCATTCAGGCGACGCACACAACCGAGCTCGCCGTCAACTTTGGTCGTAAAACAAAAAATCTTTTGGACGACGACCGCTACAAGGAGGTGTTCCCGGATGTTAAATTGGCAGCGGATAGTAAAGCGTCTGGACGTTGGGATACCTCTAGCGGAGGCATGTACTATGCTGTTGGCGTTGGCAGTAATCTTGCTGGCCGTGGTGGGGATCTTGTAATTATTGACGATCCACACTCCGAGCAGACGGCGATGTCCGCGAACGGCTTTGACGACGCGTGGGATTGGTACACAGGGGGCCCCCGTCAGAGGCTCCAGCCGGGCGGGTCGATTGTTTTGGTTCAGACCCGGTGGTCCGAAAAGGATATGACAGGGCAGCTTCTTCGTGCGATGGCTAAAGACCCCCTAGCGGACCAGTGGGAAGTTGTGGAGCTTCCGGCTATTTTTAGCGACGACAAGCCGTGCTGGCCGGAGTTCTGGTCTATGGAAGACTTGACTGCGGTTAAAGCATCTATTCCTCCGAGCAAGTGGAACGCGCAGTATCAACAGAACCCAACTGGCGAAGAGAATGCAATTATTCCTCGCGAGTGGTGGAATAAATGGGAAAAAGAAAAAATTCCCAACCTTGAGTATGTGATACAAAGTTATGACACGGCCTTTAGTAAGCGGGAGACTGCGGATTTTTCTGCCATAACCACGTGGGGCGTGTTTCACCCCGAGGAGGTAGGGGGTCCCCCGGCGCTTATTTTGTTAGACAGTCAGAAAGGGCGCTGGGATTTCCCGGAGTTAAAACGTATTGCTTTTGAACAGTATGAGTACTGGGACCCCGATACTATTGTGGTCGAAGCCAAGGCTTCTGGCTTACCGCTTACGCACGAATTAAGAAATATGGGAATACCGGTTGTTAACTTTACGCCGAGCAAAGGAAATGATAAGATAACCCGAGTTCATTCTGTATCGCCCTTGTTTGAGGCGGGTATGGTCTGGGCCCCAGATACCGTCTTCGCTGACGAGCTAATCGAAGAAGTGGCAGCGTTTCCTAACGGGGAGTATGATGATTTGGTAGACAGCATGACACAGGCTTTGATGAGGTATCGTCAGGGAAACTTCGTTCAGTTGCCGACGGATGATTGGGGCGATGAGGAAAAAAACGTAAAGGTTAGGGCGTATTACTAATGAACAACTATGTGGTAAGAATGGCTGATGGCGGTATTATTGGGGGGCTTGACCGGCTTGGAACCTTGTCGGGGAACGTAAAGCAGGCTTTGAGTAATATCGTTTATGGCGGTGGCGGCCAAGGTGGTCAGTCTTCCGCACTTGGGGATTTTAGTTTGGGTAGCCAGCAGCCCTCTTTTAACCAGCTTCCTCCTCCGCTCCCCTCCGTTCAAAGCCCAATGGTGGAAAACAACCCCCGGGGGGCCCCGATTACCAGTCAACCCATGTTTGAACCGTATGGCTTTGAAGGTGGCGCTATGTCTCCACCTGTTCCCGGAGACTTTGCGTCAAACATCGAAAGCGAGATGTCTTCGGGCTCCCGGTATTTCAATATGTCGGGCACAGGTCCGATGCCGCCCCTTCAGACTATTGAGCCTTCTCCTGAAGAGCAGCACCGCCTTAATGCTTTGGGGATTAGGCCGGGTTTAGGTATTAATTCGCCCAACTACTCTTCTAACCCGCTGGGTATTGCCAGTGTTTTTCAAAGGGCTCTGAGATTTGGGGAGGGCGGAGCGGTGTCACTAGGCGCGGGAGAACCGGGCTACGTGGACATGGGTAGCCTGTCCATGAACGATATGTTCGCGGTTCCTTCCCAACCCGGGGACGAGTACTACGTTGGCGAGTTCCCCGGCCGCGTATACCGCGAAGGCGACCAGATCACTGATCCGTACTACGAGGGGCCCGATTTTAGCTTTGAAGCCGAAGACCCGCGGCGCTTCGACCTTTATGAAGATAGCGGGCAGTTTGCACCGCCGCTCACGGATCAAGGTATCATTCCGTTTGACGAAGAAGGCACCCGTTTGCTTGACGAAGAAGGTCGTGCGCGGCCCACGTATCCTAGCTTTCAGAAGTACATGGAGACAGACGACTCAGGTAACGTAGGTATAATGGCTAGCCTTGGTAAAGACGAGGACACCACCGGTCCCCTGCAAGAGGACTCTGGCATAGAGGCTTTTGATATCTACCAAGGTCTTGCCCCGGAGCAATTCAAACGTCGCCGTATACAAGACCAAAAGTTTGATAAAAAACGCGGTTTTAAGTTTGGTCAAATGGTTCGTTTAGATGCTATGGATAATAAGCTAATGAAGATGGGGGGAGCCTCCCCGCGGAGCTTTAGTCCGGAGGTAGCGGACCAAATGTATAGTATTTTGGGGCGCGACGTTGGCTGATAGAAAAACAGGATTGCCGGTAGACCCTACGTCTTCCCTTATATCTCAAATAATTTCACCTCTTGTGCCCATGTCGTATCAAGTGGACCAGCCTTATTCTGTGAACACGCAGGATGTAGATGGTGGCGTAATTTATTCTGAGACTCCGATGAAAGTCTCTGACCCGCAGTTCGCGGTCCCTCCGGTTATTAGCGGGGGTATTGAATTGTTTAAACAGTTCATGGATGACCCGGCAGAAACGGCAGGCGGTATTGCTTCGGCTGTTGGGGAGGAGTTAAAAGAATACCCCGCCCGTCAGCTTCGCACCGCATTATCTGGCGGCGAGACATTTAATCCTGAAACAAGAGAGATTGAAAGGTTTGACCCCTTTGCTGTACCGGCCACAGTGGCGGCGGGCACCGCGGTTAGTGTGGCGCGAACCCTTGGCAAAGACGGAAGCGGCCCTGTTTTAGGTATTATGGGGGGCCGTATGGCAAAAGACGGTCCCAGTAAATTTAGTCAAGCCCGTGCCGCAAAAAGTGCTGGAAAATCTAGGCAAGAGGTGTTTGACGAAGCTCAAGCTTACTTTGACGACGATATTTTAGGTCAGGATTCTGCGGCCTTTCGTTTTGAAATACCTACGTCTAATTCTAAGCTAAATGACAAGCAAGTCTTTGACGGTAGGATGGAGGGCTTTCGGTCGGTTGAACGTGACGAGTTTGACGGGGCAAGGTCCATTAATGACGCTCCCTTTGCACGTTTGGAAGATATTTTAGATTTCCCGGAGTTGTATCAGCAGTATCCGGAAATAAGAGACTTAGATGTAGCGAGGATAAATGAATTTGGCGGGGCGTTTTATCACCCGATAAAAAACTACATAGCTGTAGCAGACCAGTTGAATAATGAGTCTTTTCAATCTGCGTTATTACACGAGGTTCAACACTGGGTGCAGCGTAAAGAAGGGTTTCCTACAGGAGGAAATACTGAAAACATTCAAAACCAATTAGCTTATCGCATGGAGGGCGCGGATCCTGAGATGTTGAAGGGCCCAGCTAGAGATTTGTACGAGTCTTTGTACGGAGAAGCTGAAGCACGGACCGTGCAACGCCGTTTTTTAGACCCGGAAGAAGCCAAGCTAACACCTGTTTTAACCCGCCAAAAAGAAGCCCCTGACGGTGATGTTTCAATGGATGAAATGGACGCCGTGGAGCGCGGGGAACAGGGGTTGATAGAGGCCTTGGAATATGGGGATATTAGTTATTCTGAACTTTATCCGGAAATATTTTCTGGCGGCAGCGGTAAACCGTTAAAACGTGGTTCGGTAGTGTTTTCCCCTAGTGAAAAGATAGCGCGGGACCCCGACACGGTTTATTATAAGGGAAAACCCCTAGATGAAATGTCTTCCGGTCGTCTTCCAACTCAGTTTGGCGAAAGTATCGGCGGTCAAGCGGTTATTCCGACCATGCCAAACAGGTTTTTCTTTCAAGACTTGGGCATGTCGGAGCTCACCCTACGCCCTAGTTTGGATTTAAAAGGTAATGAAATCCCGAACAGCGTGGATATCGAACTTATTCGTGCAGGGGAAAAAGGTAAGGGACACGGCACGGAAATAATGCGTCGTTTGACTAAAATGGCAGATGAAACCGACACAGCACTGACTTTATTCCCGACCCCCTACGGGGACGGCGGGTTAGACATAGAGGATCTTGTTGCATTCTACAAGAAACAGGGGTTTGAATATTTAGACCCAGATCCTGATATTTCAGACTTAGACCGTGAAATGGTTCGTTATCCGAGAAAGGCCGAAGGCGGCGTAATAACATTAGCAGATACTGCGCGGAACATGTTCCGCGGCCCACGGGGCGTGGCGGCTCTTGCACCTATAGCTAGGAATATGAACCGGCCTATGGTAAGTTAGGCTAAGAGGAGAACACAGATGGCGCGTAAACCAATTGGCGGTTTGATGGACACGAATGTTCCGTCGCAGCTTGATATGGACGATTTATCGGCTGAAGTGGAGCTAGAGGTTCCCGGCAGCATGGACAATGTCGTATCTTTTGAAGGTATGGCGGAAGGCATGGATATTGAGATTTTGCCGGAAGACGATGGTGGCGTAACAATTGATTTTGATCCGTCTGACCAACGTGGTGAAAACGACGACTTTTACGCTAATCTGGCTGAAGAAATACCGGATCGCGAACTGTCTCGTATTTCGGGTGAATTGTTAAGTGAGTATGACGCTAATAAAGCAGGAAGGCAGGATTGGGAAGATGCTTATGCAAACGGTCTTGAACTCCTTGGGTTCAACTACGAAGAGAGGACCCAGCCGTTTAGGGGGGCTTCTGGGGTTACGCACCCGTTGCTTGCCGAGGCGGCTACGCAATTTCAAGCGCAGGCGTTCAATGAGTTGCTGCCAGCCAGCGGCCCCGTGCGAACTGCTATTATGGGAAGCGAAACAAGAGAAAAGCAAGCTCAGTCGCAACGCGTAAGGCAGTTTATGAACTACTATGTCACGAGTGTAATGGAAGATTACACCCCGGACATGGATCAGATGCTCTTTTATTTACCGCTAGCGGGGAGCACCTTTAAAAAGGTGTACTATGACGAGACTTTAGGCCGAGCGGTAAGTAAGTTTATACCGGCGGAGCACCTTGTTGTGCCCTACGAAACCTCAGATTTAGACACCTGCCCCAATATTACGCAGTCTATCCGCATGTCTCTTAACGACTTGCGTAAAAAACAGGTTTCGGGTTTTTATTTAGATATTCCGGTTATCCCGGCGCAGAACGAAGAAACCTCTGTCAGTGATGAATTAGACCGCATTGATGGCGTGAGCCCGACTCAGATTGATTATGATTGCACTATTTTGGAGTGCCATGTTGATTTGGACCTTGAGGGTTATGAAGAAACCGATGAGGATGACGAGCCGACCGGTATTAAAGTACCCTATGTTGTAACAATTAGTTATGACAACGGCCAGATATTGTCTATCCGCCGTAATTATCGTGAAGAAGATGAGTTAAAGCGCAAAATTCAATATTTTGTGCATTATAAATTCCTCCCGGGCTTTGGTTTCTATGGCTTGGGTCTTATTCACACAATTGGCGGTTTGTCACGGACCGCCACGGCGGCACTGAGGCAGTTAATCGACGCCGGTACGTTGTCTAACCTCCCAGCGGGTTTCAAAGCCCGTGGGCTCCGTATCCGGGACGACGATGAACCGCTTCAGCCCGGGGAGTTCAGAGACGTGGACGCACCCGGAGGGGCTATTCGTGACAGCCTTATGCCGCTGCCATTTAAAGGCCCTGACCAGACTTTGTTTGCTTTGTTGGGCTTTGTTGTTGATGCCGGTCAGAGATTTGCGACCATCACAGACATGAAAGTTGGTGACGGAAACCAAAATGCTGCGGTCGGAACGACTATCGCGATGCTGGAACAAGGCTCACGGGTAATGAGCGCGGTGCACAAGCGCCTGCATTACGGCATGAAACAAGAATTTAAGATTCTGGCTCGTGTAATGAGCGAGAGTTTACCGCAGGAATACCCTTATTCTGTAGAGGGGTCGGACAATACTGTAATGCGGACTGATTTTGATGATCGGGTGGATATTATCCCGGTATCTGATCCAAACGTATTTAGTCAAGCGCAGCGTATTGCGGTGGCACAGACCAAGCTTCAATTGGCTGGTGCGGCCCCAGAGTTACATAACATGTACGAAGTTTATCGCGACATGTATGACGCACTCGGAGTACGGGACGTTGATCGAATAATGAAACGTATTCCTGACGATGAGCCGGAGCCAAAAGACCCGGCCCAAGAAAACATAGATGTTATGGATATGGTTCCTCTTAAAGCTTTTGAGGGTCAGGAGCATGAAGCTCATATTATGGCGCACCTTGTTTTTGGCGCGTCCCCAATGATAAGCTCTATGCCGCCAATGGCTATGGAGCTACAAAAGCATATCATGGAGCATGTAAAAATCTCTGCTCGGGAACAAGCTGCGGTTCAGTTTATTCAACAGCGTCAAGCGGTAGGCGGAGAAGCGGCTACGGAAGAAGAAATGCTGGCTATCGAAGGTATCACCGCTCAATTTGTGGCGCAGGGTATGCAGATGGTTCAGAAGATGTCCCAGCAGGTATCCGGCCAAGGGCCTGATCCTTTGGTTCAGCTTAAAGAGAAAGAGCTACAGATTAAGGCGCAAGCCGAACAGACGGACGCTCAAGTGGATCAAGCAAAACTAAATCTTGACGCCCAGAACCAAAGAACGAGAGCAGATCAATTCCAACAACGTCTGGCGAGTCAAGAGCGCCAAACATCAGCGCGTATCCAATCGGCTATGGAACGTGAAATGATTAAACAGAGAGGTAGAGAAGGATGAAAAGCGTAGTAAAGATTGTAACCAACACCCCCGAGAAAGCCCCTGCGCCAAAAACGTATGCTCAGATTGATGGTCAAGGTCGTATCCCTTATGGAAAAACTGCGGAAGTTAAAACACCCACCACTATGAAACGGATGAACGCCCGTGGGATGGGTGCCGCAACACAAGGTGGAAAATATAACGGCTGTGCCTAATATGCACAGTTTAGCTTGGGGGCAACATGATAGCAGAGGTGCTTACGGGCATAGCACTGGTTCAAAAATCAGTGGAATTTATAAAATCGAACCTTGAAACAGCAAAAGACATTTCTTCACTCGCGTCAAGTATTGATGATTTGTTCACTGGCGAAAAACAAGTACAGCAAGCTAGAGCGAAGAAGTCTGGCACTGGTCTAGGAGACCAATTTGGTGTTGACACTGTAGCTAAAGAGATGCTTGACGCTCGTATCGCCGCAGAAAATTTGGCTGAAGTGGCTCGGCTTGTGGACTTCCGCTTTGGACATGGCACATGGGCTGGCATCATAGCAGAGAGAGCAAAGCGTATCCAAGAAGCGAAGGAATTAGCTGCCGCAGCTAGACGAAAAAAAATACAGGAAGCCCGAGAGTTTGAAGAATCAATAAAGCAGTTTGCTTTGATTAGCGGCATAATTTTAATGGTGGTGGTATTACTTTTAGGGCTGGCTTGGCAAATATCATGACGCAAAAAAAACTTGAGAACGGAAGCCGCTTTGATAAATACGATATGGACGGTGACGGCGTGGTAAGTGACGAAGAGATCGCCCGCGAAAAAGAAATAATTGAAATGGAGCTACGCGAGGAAAAGAGCGCGGCGCAGAAGCGCATGGCGTGGGTTGCTATAGCCAGCATGATTTCTTTTAGCATGTTTCTTTTTTTACCGATTGTGTCGGACAATAGAGTCAAAGCTTTGGCAGATTTGTTGGGCCTGTTTTACATTGCACAGGCGGGCGTCGTAGGTGCGTATATGGGTACAACAGCTTGGATGAGTAAAAAATGATTATGTGGGATATGCACAACAGAACCACAAAAAAACAAGCCGAAAAGAACAGGGGTAAGTAACGTGTATCAGGCTCTTGTTCTCGCATGTATGGTTTTTGTACCAACAGAATGTTGGCAGCTAGAGGATCAACTTGGACCGTACAAAACCTATGAGAAATGCGAGGCTAGGGCTATGGAAATGTCTAGACATGTTCACACTCACATGATGGGTTATCGGCCTATATCTTGGAAATGTCAGGCGTTACCAAAAGGAAAGTTAAGCACATGACAGATGAAGGCAAAAAGCCCGTTCAAGTAACGGTGGGCCAGAACAGTTTTGAGCTTGTTTTGAGGGTTTTGGGGAATGAGTTTATTGCAATAAAAATTGGCTCCACAAACTTCAGCGGGAAGTTGATAGCGGGTTCAATTTTACTGTTATTTTTTACTTTTGTTCTTTTAGAGGTTTTTGGGCTGTCTAAAGTACTAGGAGTAGAGTAGGAGCTAAAAACATGATTAGCCTATTAGGTAGTATATTAGGTTTCGGGACATCTTTTCTTCCAGAGGTTTTGAACTTCTTCAAAGCGGGGCAAGAGCATAAGCAAAAACTGGAAACCATGAAAATGGAAGCCGAGCTTATGGAAAAAAGGTCTGCGTTAAAGTTACAAGAATTAGACAAACAGGCGGACATAGCGGAAACAAAAGGGATTTACGAGCATGACCGATCCATTGATGCAGGAGGCTTTGTTAATGGCTTGCGCGGTTCTGTACGCCCTGTCATAACGTATGCTTTCTTTTTGATGTTTGTAGCTACCGAAGTGGTAATTATTGTCAAAGTGTTAGAAACTGGCGGAGATTGGAAAGACGCAGTAGGGTTAATGTGGACCCCCGAGTCGCAAGGTTTGTTTGCTGCAATCATGTCTTTTTGGTTCGGTAACCGTGCGGTAAGCAAATATATGAAAGGCCGGTAAATGGAGGCTAATTTTTTCAAAAGCCTTGAGATGGTGCTGCACCACGAAGGTGGATTTGTGGACCACAAAGACGATCCCGGGGGCGCAACTAACAGGGGTATTACGCATAAAACTTATGCGGATTTTTTAGGACGACCACTAGAAGATGTTAGCGAGCTTAAAAACATTCCCGAAGAGCATGTGCAGTTGATCTACAAAAACGGGTACTGGGACAAGATAAAAGGCGATGAGCTCCCGGGCGGCGTAGATTTCTGCGTGTTTGACTGGGCCGTGAACAGCGGTCCGGGACGTGCGGCCAAGGCACTGCAAAAAATAGTCATGGTGTCGCAGGACGGGGCTATCGGCCCGAAGACATTAATTGCGGTAAGTGAGATGACGCCCACCGAGATTATAGAAAATATGACTAAGCAAAGAATAGAGTTTTACAAAGAGCTAGGAACTTTTGATACTTTTGGCCGCGGATGGTTGCGTAGGGCAAAAGAAACGCGTGACTTTGCTTTGGATATGATATAAAAATATATCAGATTTAATGCGGAGATATACGAGTGGATGAAATTTATTTTGCGGAAGCGGTTCTACGGATTATCCGGGAGCGCCGCCAAGCGGTTCAAGACTTGATACTTTATGACAACGTCAAGAACATGGAGCAGTATCGTGAGCTTATGGGAAACTTAAAGTCCCTTGATCACGTGGAACAGGAACTCAAGAGCCTGCTAGAAAAACAGGAGCAAAGCAATGGCTGATGCACAGAAGGTGGATCTTGAAGGCGCAATGGCGGGAGCATCTAATCTTGCCGCGGCGTACAAAGATGTCACGGACAAAATATTGGACCCCGAATCAATCGGGGGTTCCCTCCTAGAAAGAATGCCAGACCCGACCGGGTGGCGTTTGCTTATTTTACCATATCGCGGAAAAGGAAAAACTGACGGTGGTATTTATTTACCAAACGCGGTGGTGGAAGAACAAACTGTATCCACACAAGTTGGATATGTTTTAAAAGTGGGCGCTTTGGCTTATAAAGACGCGGAAAAATTTCCTCATGGACCTTGGTGTGAGCAAGGTAATTGGGTAATGTTTGCGCGTTATGCGGGGTCCCGTTTTAAAATTGATGGAGGCGAGGTTCGTATTCTTAACGATGACGAAATCTTGGCTAAGATCAATGAACCCGAAGACATTTTGCATTTCTAGGAGTTAAAAATGGCAGAAGAAAATCAAATCGAACTAGAGTTTGAAGAGGACTCTGTAGAAATAGACGTTTCTGAGAGTGAGGGGAAAGAAGCCCAGCACACGGCAGACGCAGACGATAACTTTGAAAAAGCGGAAAACGCAACGCAAAAGCGTATTGACCGTTTAACAAAAAAAATGCGCGAAGCAGAGCGCCAGCGGGAAGAAGCGCTAACGTACGCCAAAAATGTTCAGACGGAAGCCGAAAGCTTAAAGTCTCGCATGAGCGCGTTGGACACCAACTATGTTAATGAATATAGCACCCGTGTCGAAACACAAACAACCGCCGCAGAAGAAAAATTAGCACGGGCCATTGAAATAGGTGACACCCCGGGCGTTGTTGAAGCACAACGCATGATTACAAAACTTGCCATTGAAAACGATAGGGCTCAACAGGCCCGTATTCAACAAGAACGCTACGCGCAGCAAGTTCAGGCACAACGGGAGCTTCAAGTGCGGTCTCCTATGCCGCAGCAGCAGCCGAGACGCCCCGATAGAAAAGCAGAAGACTGGGCGGCTAAGAATGACTGGTTTGGCAACGATGAAGCGATGACTTATGCCGCTTTTGGGGTTCACAAAAAACTTGTGGAACAAGAAGGGTTTGACCCGCAAGCCGATGAGTACTATAATGAACTAGATAGGCGTATGCGGGAAGAATTTCCGCATAAGCTTAACGGTGGTAGCAAACGGCCCGCTCAGACGGTTGCTTCAGTATCCCGCAATACCTCTGGGCGCAGTAGTGGGAAAAAGGTTAGACTCACCCCTAGCCAAGTCGCGATAGCGAAAAAATTGGGTGTGCCGCTTGAAGAATACGCGAAATACGTGAAGGAGTAAGTTACATGACCGAAGAAAATTTTGAAGGCTCAGTAAAACGTGCCCCTCGCGCAACACAAACTAGGGAGAAGACGGCTAGGCGTAAGCCGTGGGCTCCCCCGTCTATGTTAGATGCACCGCCTGCACCGGATGGGTTCAAGCATCGTTGGATCAGGGCTGAAACCCGTGGTTATGACGATACAAAGAACGTAAGCGCAAAAATGCGCGAAGGTTGGGAACTGGTCCGTAAGGACGAATTTCCAGACTTTGAGGCCCCGGTAGTCGAATCAGGAAAATATGAGGGTGTGTTTGGAGTAGGTGGTTTAGTTCTGGCCCGTATCCCTGTGGAAACGATCGCCGAGCGAACAGCATATTTCCAGCAACGGAATGCTGATCAATTGGAGGCCGTGGACCATGATTTGATGGGCACGAACTCTCATTCAACCATGACGATCAATAAACCTGATCGTCAATCTCGTGTAACCTTTGGCGGCCCACAAAGATAAGGGGTCGCCCTGATTGGAGTAGAAAAAAATGGCAAACCAAGAAACTGCCTACGGTCTACGTCCTATCGGGCTTGTTGGAAGCGGCGTAAATTCTACCGGTGTAACCGAGTATGAAATTGCCTCTAACAACACCAATGCTATTTTTCAATTTAGCCTCGTGGTTCCTACCGCGGCGGGCGTAATTGATCAAGCTGGCGCTACAGACGGCGGCACAACACCAGCACTTGGGGTCCTGATGGGCGTACAATACCATGACTCAGTACAGAAAAAGCCTGTGTGGCTTAATTACTGGCCGGGTTCTGGTTCAGTTAGCGTTGACACCAACTATCCTGTAAAGGCTATGGTTGCTGACAACCCAAACCAACTGTTCAGAGTCGCATCTGATGCAACACTTACCGACCGTGCAACTGCACTGGCGGCGGTGTTCGGAAATGCGTCCTTGGGCACATCAGCCCGCACTGGTTCTACCAACACAGGTAATTCCGACAGTGCGCTCAACGTGGCGTCTATAGCGGATACGGCTACTCTTCCACTGCGTATCGTTGGTCTTGTCGATGACGAAGCCAACAATGATTACACAGCGGCGGGTATTCCGTTGATTGTTCGCATAAACGCACACTTTAACGCAAACACCAGCCGCTTTGATTCGGATACTACTCCGACATCAACTGGCCTTTAAGGGAGGGAGTAGATAATGGCTATTTCTCGCGCACAATTAGCGAAAGAGCTAGAACCCGGCCTAAATGCCTTGTTCGGTCTTGAGTATGATCGCTACGAAAATGAACATGCTGAAATCTTCGATGAAGAGTCTTCAGATCGTGCATTTGAAGAAGAGGTGATGCTCGGTGGTTTCTCAACAGCACCGGTTAAAGGGGAAGGCAACGCCATCAACTTTGACTCCGCTCAAGAGACTTACACAGCACGGTACACACATGACACAATCGCTCTGGCTTTCTCAATCACAGAAGAAGCTATCGAAGATAACTTGTACGACCGTCTAGCTGGGCGTTACACAAAAGCTTTGGCTCGTTCAATGGCTCAAACAAAGCAGATTAAAGCAGCGTCCATCTTGAACAATGCTTTTAATGCCGCCAACCCGATTGGTGATGGAGCCGCACTTTGTTCCAACGCTCACCCATCACTTTCAGGAAACCAGCGTAACGTGCTACAAGTTACCGCAGATTTGAATGAGACTTCTCTTGAGCAGATGCTCATTGATATCGCAGGTTTAACTGATGAGCGCGGTTTGAAGATTGCTGTACGTGGTATGAAATTGGTTATCCCAAAAGAACTGCAATTCATTGCAGAGCGGGTACTAAATTCAAACCTACGTTCAGGGACAGCCGATAATGATGCAAACGCCATGAAGAACATGGGTATGTTGCCTGAAGGAGCGGTTGTTAACCACTTCTTGACAGACACCGATGCTTTCTTCATTAAGACGGATGCGCCTAACGGCTTCAAGTACTTCAACCGTTCTCCAATCAAAACTGCGATGGAAGGTGATTTTGACACCGGAAACATGCGGTTTAAAGCCCGTGAGCGTTACAGCTTCGGCGTTTCAGATTGGCGTTCAGTGTTTGGTTCAGGCACTTAATTAACCGTTTGGCTAAAATAACTTCCCGAGAGGGCGGCAGTTGCCGCCCTTTCTTTTTTGATGTATAGTAAAAACATACCTGACAGCCCCAGTGTGGGGCTGACATTAGCCACGACAGGAGTAAACAATGGCGACAACTACTTTTTCCGGTCCTATTAAGGCCGGAACAATCAAAAACACAACAGGAACTACTGTCGGAACAGACGTAGTAAACACGGGCTTTGTTCTTATGGGACAATCCATTTTGGTGGATATTACCGGCGCGAGCGAGCTAAACCAAGTTTGTGCGACAGTTCCAGCAAATTCACAAATTGTGGACGTTGTTCTTAATGTAACCACTGCAAACGATGACACTGGCGCAGCCACTGTTTCTGTCGGCACTGACGCTGATCCGGATGCCTTTTTGGCTGATGTGGACGTGAAAGCCGTAGGAACAACTCGTGGAACTCTCGACACAGAAGCTACAAATGTAGGCGCGACTGATCTTCAGGTTCTAGCTGACTTCACGGGTGCAACCGGAGACGGTACTGGCGCGGCAACGGTTACGGTGCTTTATATGCAGAACCGAAACCTCGTATAACAGGAGGCCAAAATGGCAGGTTCTGACGTAAAGTCAAAGCGTTTGACAGGGGTAGGCTCCGCCGGAGTCGGCCCCGCCCGTATTCGTCAGGTCCAAATAAAAACCACCACAGGAACTCCCCGCCTTACCCTCACTGACGGTAATGGCGGAGAGACTGTGCTGGACATGGACCTAGACGCAGATGACACCCATTCAGTAAACATTCCAGATGAAGGGATCAGGGTATCTGATATTTTCGTAGAAACTTTTACCGCGTGTACGTCTGTAACAGTTTTTTTTAACTAGGAGTTTCTTATGGCTTCCGACATAAAAGCAGTATATTTAACGGTTTCGGGAACCGTTTTTGCGGGTCGTTCCCGTGTAAAAGCCCTCCATTACCACTCAAACGCCGTTACGGGGGAAATAATTTTAAGGAACGGCGGAGCCGCGGGAGACGTGAAACTTCAACTTGGTTTTCACCAAAACACCGATGACAGCATTTATATTCCTGACGAAGGGTTGCTTTTTACCGAAAACTGTTACGCGGAGATAACAGACATGGACAATATCACCGTTTTCTTTAACTAGGGTTTTTTTCATGGCAACGATAAAAAATGTGACCCGAACACCTTCCGGAAGAATTAAATATAGGGGTGAAACTTTTGCTGGTTTTAACAAGCCTAAACGTACTCCCGGAAAGTCGAAAAAAAGTGCTGTTTTGGCTAAGAAAGGCGACCAAATTAAGTTGGTTCGTTTTGGGGATCCAAACATGTCAATTAAAAAAGACCAACCGGCTCGTAGATCAAATTTTAGAGCGCGGCACAATTGTGATACCGCGAAAGATAAATTTTCGGCCAGATACTGGTCTTGTAAGGCGTGGTGAGGTGGAAATGACTCCAGAAGAGGTGTTGCGGCAGCTTGAAAAGCACGAAGAATCTTGCGATAAGCGTTACGAAGACATTCAAAACAAGCTTGAAAAATTAGATAACCGGCTCTGGTGGATAGTCGGTTTAGTTGTACTTGCGCCATTTTTGCAGAGGTTGTTGTAGTGGCTTATTCTAGAAAGTCAAAAAGTGCGTCCTCAAAAAGTAAGGGCAGTAAGATATGCCCGGAAGGCAAAGCGTGGGCAAAAAGAACTTTTGACACGTACCCCAGTGCTTATGCTAATTTAGCGGCGTCAAAGTATTGTAAAGACCCTAATTACGCCAAGAAGTCAAAAAAGCGGAAGGGTTAAATAATGGGGAAGTTACAGGAGTGGTTAGATGAAGATTGGGTCAGAATTGATAGCAAGGGCAATATCGCGGGGTCGTGCGGTACGTCAAAGAATAAGGGTAACCCTGATCGTTGTCTGCCTAGACGTAAAGCTCAAAGTCTTACAAAAACGGAACGCGCTGCTACAGCGCGTAAAAAGAAGCGTGAAGGAGCTAAAGGAAAGCAGGTTGTGGCAAACACTAAGGCTGCCAAAGTAAAGAAAATGGCGTCAGGCGGCGCGGTGTCTTACGAAACAACACCCAAAAGACCTTTTCGTGGTAGAAACATCCCCGGTACGGCGGTGGGAAGAGGATGCGGGGCTGTTTTAGCAAATCGCAGAAAACGCACAAAAGGGTCGGTAGTTCAAACATGAATATGATGGTTTTCAATACCGCTAAAGAGCAAGAGATATGCCAAGAAATAATGGCGTGGTCTGACCACACGTTAAGCGCACCAAATGATTTTTATAACGGCTTGCCCGCATGTCCATATGCACAAAAGGCGTGGGCGGATGAAAAAGTAGCTATATTATTCAAGTATGACAAAAACTTACAGGCGTTGTACAGCACCTTGTCGCAATGGGAAGATTCGTTAGATCTTGTTATTATAGTAGACTTAAATTTTTCCGAAGACCCCGATACTTTTCACAATACTTTGAATGATTTAAACAAAGCTATTTCAAAAGGTATTTTTATTGATCGGGACATGTGGGTGATGGGATTTCATCCGCACGACGAGGCTAATGATTTTATAGACGACAAGACTTTTACTCATTTAGTGGAAGACGAGTACGCAATGATTTTTGTGCAGCGATTATCTAAAGTGCAAGAATCAGCAGACAAACTTGCCGAAAAAGGCTACTATGATAATTATTTAGAAGAATATAACGCGGCGGAGCTCTTTGAAGAAAGAGCCGATTTTTACAGGAGATTAAAAAATGGCGATGAAGCCCCGTAAAATGATGAAAAAAGGTGGTGCGGTTAAGAAAATGCGCGGCGGCGGTATGGTTAAGAAAATGCGCGGCGGCGGTATGGTTAAGAAAATGCGCGGCGGCGGTATGGTTAAGAAAAAGTAAGAAATGACTGTTTCTGGTAACACAAATTTTGAGTTAGATGTATCCGATTACATTGAAGAGGCTTTTGAGCGGTGTGGCTTAGAAGTCCGTACTCAGTACGACTATAAAACGGCGCGGAGATCCATTAATCTGATGCTGGCCGAATGGGCTAACCGTGGTCTTAACCAATGGACGATAGCCCAAAGGACGCAAACGTTAATCGCTGGAACGGGGGAATATACTTTAACCTCTGACACAATTGATATACTTTCCGTGGTCCTTCGACGGGATGGGACAGATTTGTCTTTAACCCGTATGAGCAGAGACGAGTATCTCAATATCCCCGTCAAATCAACGCAAGGCCGCCCTTCGCAATTTTTTCTAGATCGGCAGATAGCGCCCGTACTAAGATTATGGCCTACACCGGAAAACGGCTCCGACATAGTTGTTTATGACGCTTTGACGCGGATGGATGACGCTGACACCTTGCTTAATACAATTGAAGTACCGTTTCGGTTATACCCCTGCTTGGCCGCGGGGCTGGCTTATTACATATCTATTAAACGAGCCCCTAACCGAGTACAGCTTTTAAAAGCCATTTACGAAGAAGAGTTTGAACGAGCCATGTCAGAAGACAGAGATCGTTCTTCCTTTAATGTAGTTCCGCAATATCAATACTTTAGGACAAGCTAATGTCTGGATTTTCCGTAGGAAAAAACTCTTATGCTATATCCGACCGCTCAGGTTTGCGGTATCGCTATAAAGACATGCGCCGTGAATGGAACGGGCTACTTGTTGGCCCGGACGAGTTTGAGCCAAAACAACCCCAGCTAGGACCTTTTAGAACAGTGGCTGATCCACAAGCACTTCGGGAGGCGCGCCCGGACAGAGTCGAGCCAGAGGTGGCTAGGTTATTGGGGCTAAATCCTTTTTTGTCGGGCGAAGTTGGAACAAACATTATAACGGTGACTGAAGTTGCTCATGGGCGTACAACAGGCAGTATAGTGAGGTTTAGAAATGTTTTTGGGTTTGATGGGTTTACTAAAGAGGTTATTGAATCCGCTGCGGGGTACGGTATTACGGTTTCCGATCAAGACAAATACACGTTTACGGCAACCTCCGGGACAGCAACCTCCGGAAATACACGAGGCGGTGGTCAAAATGCGTCCGCTGGACCGGTGACATTGGTGAGTTAAATGGGATATACATACGAACAATTAAAACAGGCTATTCAAGACTTTACCGAAAACACGGAAACGTCTTTTGTCACTAACATACCAAACTTTATCCAAAGTGCCGAGGATAGAGTTTTTGGATTAGTGGATTTAGAGGTTTTCCGCAAAAATGCAACCTCTACGTTGAGCGTCGGAGACCCTTATTTAGCTGTTCCATTAGATTATCTAGCCCCATTTTCTTTTCAGCTAACAAGTGCCGGGGTTAAAACATTTCTTGAAATGAAAGATGTTAATTTTCTTCAGCAATACAACAACGAAAGTAATGTTATTCCGGCTCCCCCGCCGAAATACTACGGCGTATTTGATGTAAACAACTTTATTTTGTCGCCAACCCCTCAGACGGCATACACGGTTGAGCTTCATTATTATTATAGACCACTAAGCTTAGTAGAGGAGCTTATAACAATTAACTTAACCGGAATTTCAGGGGTGTTTACCCCCGGGGAGTATGTTACCGGTTCGTCTAGTCAAACCACCGCGCAAATAAGTGAAGTGTCCGCAACAAATATTAAAGTATTTCCTAGAACCCTTTCTGGGACAGGTTTCTTAGGGCTTAACGTGGGCACGGGAGCAGCTTATGGGACAACGGAAACTATTTCGGGCCTGTCCAGCGCGGCATCCGCAACTTCCGCGCAAATTACCACCCCTACCACATGGTTAAGTTTAAACGCGCCGAACACTCTTTTGTACGGGTCCTTAATGGAAGCTTATACCTATATGAAGGGGGAGGGAGATATGATGCAGTTGTATGAGCAAAGGTTTATGCAGGAAGTTCAGAGATTAAAAGATTTGGCCGAAGCCAGAGAAAACAGTGACGCAAACCGGCGTGGGCTTCCTGACCGGCCTAGAACATAGGAGAAATTTAAATGGCGAATAACGCAACCACCTATCTAGAAAGAAACATCTTGTTGTTTTTGTTCAACAACAACTCAGGTTCTTTCGCCACTCCGGGGGACAGCCTTTATGTCGGGCTAGCCACCGCTGTAACTGACCCCGAAGCTGGGACAGTCACAGAAGCCAACTTTGTTAATTACGCAAGACAAAACGTCACCGCAGCTAATTGGACGGTGACTGGGGCAGGGGTTGACACGCAAACCGCGAAAAACTCTGCCAACATTGATTGGCCTGCTTCAGGGGGGACAACTAACATTATAACACACGCGTTTATTGCAGACGCGGTAACCGGTGGTAATATCCTCTTTATTGGTGCCCTTGACGCTTCCAAAACAATTGAAGATACGGATATTTTTAGAATTAACCTAAACAACTTGACGGTAGAGCTTCGGTAATGGCGCTTGTTTTAAAAGATCGTATTAAAGAAACCACTGCCACAACCGGTACAGGGGCGTACACCTTGGCGGGCGTGGTAGACGGGTTTGAAAGTTTTTCGGAAATAGGTGACACGAACACAACTTATTACTGTTGTACAGACGGCCTTGATTTTGAAATTGGTATTGGAACATATACCGCGTCGGGTACAACATTAGCGAGAACAACTATCCTTCAGTCAACCAACGCAGATGCCGCAGTAAACTGGTCTGCGGGAGACAAAGACATTTTTGTTACGCTTGCCGCGGAAAAACTGGTTTTTGGGGACGCTAGTGGGAATGTGGCCGTAGCAGGCACAGTTGATGGGCGCGATATTGCCACAGACGGCACTAAGCTGGATGGCATAGAAGTCGGTGCAGATGTAACTGACGTAACTAATGTCACCGCCGCGGGTGCAGCGATGTTGACGGGAGCCGTTTTTACCGGAGACGTAACTGTACCAAACCTTTTAACCTCTGGAAACATTGATGGCCGGGACATATCTGTGGATGGGGCCAAACTAGACGGTATTGAGGCCGGTGCGGACGTTACCGATGTTACTAATGTTGCGGCAACGGGCGCAATGACCCCGGGTTATAGCGGTACTTTTACCATTGCTGATAACGGAACTATTTTTTTTGGGAACGGAAACGACCTCTTTATCACGCATAATGGAACTAACTCTTTAATTAGAGATCAAGCCACAGGCGACCTTCAAATTTCCGGAGCGAACGTAGTACTTCAGTACAGAGCAACTAATGGAACGCTTACTTCTAGATTAGAATGCGGCCTGTATGGTTTAAAGGTGTATGACGGGTCTACACTGGTATGTGACTTTAATAATGGCGGTGTGACCTACGAACTTAATATGCAGCAAAATCAAATGAATATTAAAGAACGGCATCTCACCCCTACTACGACCGCCTCAATGCAATTCAACGGATATGCAGCTAGTTCATACTCTTTTACAAGAACAACAAATATCACAAGCATGTTTTTTGCCGCAGTTGCAAACGCTCAAGCAAGTTCCATAACAATGTATATCTCAGCCAATTCTTCGGGAACTGCGTACACTATTGCTTGGCCTAGTTCGGTAAGATGGCCGGGGGGCACCGCGCCTACATTAACCAACACCCCGAATGCGGTGGATATTTTTGTTTTCACAACATATAATGGCGGCACCAACTGGTACGGGTTTATTGCCGGTCAGGATATGTCTTAGAAATGTTGCGCGTTGCACACATGCTAGCGGCGTCTGTTGCGGCTCCTCCGCCTCAAATATTTACTTTTACGACCCCGGATGAGGGGCCTTTTGCACCTTCCCAAGCAAGTGTTTTGGCACAACCCGGTTACAGCGGCGGGGTTTTTAATCCGCCCAGTAGTGTTCTTTTAGGTATTCAATACTGGACTGTCCCTACTACGGGGACTTACAGGATTACTGCTAGCGGAGCAGCCGGTAGGACATACTCTAACTCTTCATTACGCTCGGGTAGAGGTGCCACAGTTCGGGGAGATTTTTCACTAACTCAAAACCAAGTTCTTGCCGTTTTGGTTGGTCAGAGGCCGCCCTATCAACCTGCCACTGGCAACTGGGCCGGTGGTGGCGGAGGAACTTTTGTGGCTCGGCTAAGTAATCCGGGCAGTCTTACCACGACAGGGGGTAACGCCCTACCTTTGTTAGTGGCTGGAGGAGGTTCCGCGAGTAGACACGCTACCACCAGTACCGGCATTATTGCTATACGAAACGGACAATTTTCCACAGCAGGGGGAAACGGTAACGGCTCTAGCGGTGCTACGGCGGGACAGTCCCCGGGAGTGGGCGGAGGTTGGACTAATTCCCGATCAGGGGGTGCCGCCGGTTGGGCTGGACCGGGTTCTTTACATGCTGATACTAGAAATTATTATGTTCCCAGTGGTTACCCCGGTCCCGCCACCAGTGCTTCAAGGCCCGGAGCCGGGGCCTTTATACAAGCGTTTTCGGGAACTAATGGTGCTATCGGGCAAGGTGGTTTGTTTAACATTGCCTACGACACGTCTGCTAAGCAATCGGGCGGTTTTGGCGGCGGTGCGCCAAGCGCATGGGGCGGAATGGGCGGCGGTGGCGGATATTCTGGCGGCGGCAACGGAAATAACAGCAGTACCGAATATGGCGGTGGAGGGGGAAGTTACATAGACGTGTCTGCAAGTAACGCCACAACCAGCACAGGAGCGTGGACTAGCGGTTCGACATATAGCGGTCATACCAACCATGCATCATTTTCCGGGCGCGAATTGCTTTATTATTTGAGTTGGATTAGCGCAGGCGAAGTAGTGCTAGAACTACTGCCTTAAATTAACGGGGTTAGAAATGGAAAACATATGTACGGGCTGTAATTCTTCTTGCCACAGAGGCATCATTTATGTAGACAATTTTTCAAACGGTTTTACACCGCAAGAATATTTTTCTGGCGAAGAAAAAGGTGATGCGGATTGTTTAAAATGCACTTGTCCTGAATGTAGAGAACAACAATGATTAGTGGATTTTCCATTGCGGAAGCTCCGATTTCAGCCGCAGGTGGTGACCCAATAGTTACGGCAGAAGTGGCTATGGTTTTTGATTTTACCCAAACCAGCGATGCGGCCCGAATTAGAACTAGACCCGTAGATATAATTTCCACATTTATCACCGTCAAAGTAGCCTCGGGGATTATGGCCGGAGCTTCGGACATGAGTTTTAACTTTGTTCAATCATCTTCTGGCGGTAGGTTACGAACAAATGTCGTTTCTTTGAGCAGTGAGTTTGTACAGACCACTTTTGCAAATCGGATACAAGCTGCCCCTGATATAAATATGGAATTTTCGTTTACTCAAACGGCTGCTGGGGGTTTGACTTGGCAAAAGATAGACCCAGTAAGGGTAAATAATTGGTCAAAAATATCTCCCACAGGTGGGACGTGGACAGAAATAGATACAAATGTTAATGTAGAGTCATGGTCTGAAATTCAGCCGTAAAGCTACTAGAAAAAAGGTGGTTTAAATGCCAACAACATATACAGACAACACCGGTATAACAAAACCGGGCCCCGGAGAACAAAGTGGAACTTGGGGGACTACGGTTAATACAAATTTTGATATTATTGACCGTGCTTTAAACGATGTCGGCACAATAACTCTTTCCGGTTCGACGTTTACTATTACGACGAATAACGGGTCTCTTTCTGATGGGCAGTACCGTACCTTGGTGTTTGTAGGAACATTAGGATCAGACTGCACGGTTACGATTGATCCCAACGGTGCATCTAAAACCTACCTTGTAAAAAACGACACAACCGGTGGTTTTTCTGTGATATTGAGCCAAGGTAACGGCTCCGGCGGTACGTTAACCGTTCCCGCGGGGCAGGTAGCTGTCGCGTACACCGACGGTGCGGGGGTCGGCGCTAAAGTAGATGGGCAGGCATTTTCCAGTATAACAGACGCTTTGACATTTTCTGGAGCCGTGAAAGTTCAAGCCACAAATACCGGAGCAACCATTACAGGAAACTTAATTAACGATGGGATAGAGGTTTTAACTGGCGGTCATCTAAAAGGTGCGCCCGGGTCTACCATGTCCCTTGAGGGTTACTTCAATAACGGCACGGAAAACATAGCTGTTGGGGACCTTGCACTTGGGGGTACGGCAACACCAAACTCAATGTCAGGGGCTGGAAGAAATGTTGCGTTGGGAGCTCAAGCTTTAAAACTCTTAGCCTCCGGTGAGTATAACACCGCTATGGGCTATAAAGCGCACAGTAACATGGCGGACGGCACCCAAAACGTCGCGATAGGTAGTGAAGCGGGATTAAGTCAAAGATCCACAGGGAACGTATCTATTGGTGCGATGTCCTGCACCATTGACGGTTCAACTGGAGCTCTAGGTACGGCCGGAGAAAACGTATCTATTGGTTATAAAGCGGGGGGACAAAGCGGCTCCGCGCCCGCGGTGATTTCCGGATACAAAAGAAACGTGTGTATTGGACCAGAATCCGGTATTACGTTAGGCGGCGCTTCTGCGGAAAACGTAATAGTAGGGTATAGGTCAGGTCCAAATGCACAGAGCGCATCAAATCTTCTTTATAATGTGTTTATGGGGACGAACGCGGGCCAGAACGCAATCAGCGGCCAAAGCACTGTCGCCATAGGTACTGAGGCAGGCTACCTTTTGACAACCGGGGGCATAAACACTTTTATTGGTCGCCGCTCAGGGAACAGCGGTGGTTATAACATAACCGGTAACCAAAACACGGCCGTGGGCTACTTTGCTTGTTCTAACGGGCTGGGACAAAATAACACCACACTCGGCAATGGGGCGGGCAATACAGGCAGTCCTTTTAGCTTGATCGGGGCGTCACAAATTGATCATAGGGTTATTATAGGCAATAACGACGTAACAAATGCTTATATCAATGTAGCATGGACCGTGACTTCTGATGTTCGTGATAAGACAAATATCGAACAGGTAACACACGGTTTAGAGTTTTTATCTTCTTTTTCCCCCATTAAATTCCAATACACAAATAACCGGGAAGATCGGGAGCCGCACGGATTTGTGCATTATGGCTATAGCGCCCAAGAAGTTTTGGCGGCAGAAGGTGAAAACCCCGTAATTGTTGACACGGAACAAGCCGAAAAATTAAAAATGAAAGAAACACAATTAATTCCAGTTTTGCATAATGCAATTTTAGAATTAAAGGAAGAAAATGCTGCCCTCCGCGCAAGACTAGATGCTGCGGGTATTTAACCGAGGGGTTTTAAATGCCGTTAACAAAACTACAATTTAGACCCGGCGTTGTTAAAGATTTGACCTCTTATTCTAACGAGGGGGGTTGGAGAGATAGCGACAAGGTACGGTTCCGGCTTGGGTTTCCTGAAAAGATTGGCGGTTGGGAAAAATATTCTTCGCAAACTTTTTTAGGTACTTGCCGCGCGTTGCATAATTGGATTGCGCTAGATAGCTCAAATTTTATGGGCCTTGGTACAACAAGTAAATATTATGTTGAACAGGGGGGAGTTTATAACGACATTACCCCTATACGCGAAACAACCGCCGCAGGGGATGTTACTTTTGGCAAATCACTCACTTTTTCTGCTATAATTAATGTGTTTGACAGCGCTCATGGAGCAGTATCCGGTGACTCGGTAACTTTTTCTGATGCGGTTAGCTTGGGCGGAAATATAACCGCGGATGTTTTAAACCAAGAGTATCAAATCTCTACTATATCAAGCGACAGCGAATACACTATAGTCGCAAAAGACCCGGTAACAGGGGACCCTGTACTTGCTGCGGCTTCCGATGTAGGCAACGGGGGAACTGCAACAGTGGGTGAGTACCAGATAAATTCGGGACTCGACACACAAGTTGGGGGCACAGGTTGGGGCGCAGGTTTTTATGGGGGACCTTCGGGGCACACGCCTGCCAGCAGTATTTTGGCAGGCTCTATAAGTCCCGCAAGTCCGTCCATGAATTTAGTAAGTTCTTCGGGATTTCCGACTTCTGGTCGTGTTGTCGTAGACAGCGAAATAATTGCTTACACTGGCGTGGCTGGAAATACTCTTAACGGTTTGGACAGGGGCGCATTTGGCACAACGGCCACCCCCCACACTTCTGGGGCATCGGTAACAGAAGCCACCTACGGGTGGGGCATGCCATCTGACCTTACAACAACTGGGCAAATCAGGTTGTGGTCCCATGATAATTTTGGCGAAGACTTACTTATCAACCCACGCGACTCCGGAATTTTTTATTGGGATAAAAGCGAAGGTACAGGTGTCAGAGCGGTTCTTTTAAAAGATTTTCCTACCGGGGTAAAGACCAGCGTCCCCACTGTATGCAAGCAGGTGTTGGTTTCGGACCGGGATCGCCATGTCATTGCCTTTGGCTGCGATGGGTTTGGGGCTACATCTAGCGACCCCGAGGGCGACGGTATTCAGGACAATTTGTTAATCCGTTTTTCTAGTCAAGAAAACCCTTTAGATTGGTTCCCGACTACCGCAAACACTGCGGGAGATTTAAGGCTTGGGGCAGGATCAACTTTTGTCACGGCTTTAGAAACAAAACGTGAGACGCTGATATTTACCGACACGTCGCTAACATCAATGCGGTTTATTGGTCCCCCGTTCACTTTTGGTTTGACACAACTTGCATCAAACATCACGATTGCCGGTCCAAATGCCGCAATAGCTACAGAAGATTTTGTGTTCTGGATGGGTATAGATAATTTTTACGTACACGCGGGACAAACCGCTCAACTTCCTTGTACGGTTAAAGATAAAGTATTCACAGACTTTAATTTAGGTCAGATAAGCAAGGTTTATGGGGGCGTGAACTCAGAATTTGCGGAGGTAACTTGGTTTTATCCTTCCGCCGATTCTGAAGAAAACAACAAGTACGTTAGCTATAATTATTTAGAAAAAGTATGGTATTTTGGCTCCTTGTCTAGAACAGCTTGGCTTGACCGTGGGGTTAGAAACTTCCCAGCGGCTACAAATGCGAACTATCTTTATAGCCACGAGTTTGGCTACGATGACGACGGCGCGGCAATGAACTCTTTTATAGAATCTTCTGTTATGGACATAGCCGACGGGGACCACTTTACATATATACGAAGAGTCATACCGGACTTGACTTTTGTTGGGTCAACGGAAATCTCTTCGCCACAAGCTACTTTTACGTTAAAAGCAAGGAACGACCCGGGGTCTAATTTTGATAGCGTCCAGTCGGGGTCTACTGTTAGAACAGCTACGAGTCCGGTAGAACAGTTTACTGGAGAGTTAGATTTACGGGTTCGGGGTAGATCTTTTGCTTTAAGAGTGGAATCTAACGCGCTTGGGTCAAAGTGGAGGCTGGGAAGCCCCCGCGTTGACATGCGCCCGGATGGTAGACGGTAAATGGCAAGTGTTGAAATACCCGCCCCGAGGCTTCCGGACCCAACGGGGGAATACGACCCAGCGTATATGCACGACTTAATCCGTACACTCCAATTGTTTATAGAACAGGAGCGAAACCCGGGGGAGTTAAGGGCTACGAAAATTACTCTAACAAGCCTTCCAACCAGCCCGACGGGTTTAGAAACAGGGACGGTTTGGAATGACGCGGGAACCGTGAAGATAGTACTCTGAAGATAGACGGGTTGAAAAAAAACATGTATAGTAACAAAACATCTAAACAATAGGGGCTGTTATAATGGCACAGGCAGCAGAAAAAGTTCTTGAGTTTCCCGCAGGTGGTATAGCCGACTTCTACATGGAAGACGACGATATCGCGGCAATGGAGCAGGAAGAAGCTAAGAAAGCCTTCGGAGACAGCGGAATTGCGAACTTTTCCGATGTCGCTAGCCGCATGGCCTCTTACGGTCGGGGTGGGGACGACACAATAGCGCACGTTGCTACTGGTGAAATTGTCATTCCATTGCCTTTGATTGAAAACAACCCTGAGATGAAATCGTCCATATTCAAGCATTTAGAAGAGCTTGGGATAGAGGACCCTGAACAGTATGTAGTGGGTTCAAGCGCCAATTCAATTAACCCGCAAACGGGCTTGAGAGAGTTTAGTTGGCTATCAAAGCAGGTTAGAAAAGTCACACGAGGGGTTAAAAAAGTTGGTAAGTCTGTTGTAAAGCTTGTTAAAAAAGCTGCTCCAATAGTGCTACCGTTTATTTTAGGTCCTCTTGTAGGTCCGCTATATGCTGGTGCATTGGGTGCAGGTATTGGCACATTAATACAAGGCGGTAACTTAAAGGATGCCTTTCAAGCGGCCTTGATGGGTGGCGCTATCGGTGGCGCAACTGCGGCTATCAGTGGCGGCATGGCAGCAGCCGCGACTCCGGGAGGCTCGTTTTCCCAAGGCGCTATGTCGGGGATTAAGAATGCCGCTAAGTTGTCTAACTTTAGCGATTTAGGGGCTAAATTTAGCGCCGCTTATGGTTCGGGCTATACAGGGGGTGCCAAGGGAGCCCTTAATGCAGAGGCTAATAGCGCGGCGACAACTTCTACCGCCCCGGCAGATGTTGTTGCTCTAGACACAGACATAAGTGCAAACTTAGCCACAACTCCAGACATGCCTTCCCTTTATGGCCCTGATCCAATGGCTATGGGATCTACCGGGGATATAGGGGATACGTCTGCCATGTTTACTTCGGGTGTTCCAACACCAGACGCTTCTAGCCTAAATCTGTCTACTTCAACCACGCCTTCTAGTTTCATGGATACCGCTAAAGGTTACTACGACACTGCTACTGATTATCTTTTCCGTGCGGGTCAAAGCCCAGAGGCTGTTGCTGGCGCTCAAACCGCGGCAGAACAAAAAGCTATTCAAAACACCTTGTTAAAGTATGGGCATCAAGGGCCGCTCACCACCGCCTCTCCTACCATAGCTTCTAAGGCTATAGCCGCTGGCGAGGCCGCAGCAGCCGCGGCGGGACCCGGCATAGTGGCGACCTACGGCCCATCTTTAGCTTTGGCTGGTGGGGCCGCTTATTTAGGGGGCGCCTTTACAGCACCCGAAGTTGAAGAGGAAGACCTTGGGCCAACAGGGGAAGACTTACGGAGGATGTACCCCGGAAAATACGGGTTCAGCAACCAAGAAGCACCGCGCCGCTCAAACCAACCAACTTATGTCGAGTCTAGTTTCAGGCCCGACCCCCGGTTTATGTATCCCGAAGTTAGACGTGGGAACCCGTTCTACAACCCGGATTCAGTTTATCAAAGACGTGCAGAAGGCGGGGAGATTTTCCCACGCCGTACAGGGGGGATTATGCCCGACGAAGGTATTCCCGGAAGAGATAGCGTACGCGCAATGTTAATGCCGGGTGAATTTGTTATGACAACAGATGCAGTCAAAGGTCTTGGTAACGGAAACAACCAGCAAGGAATCCAAAACATGTATCAGATGATGCGTGGCCTTGAGGCTAAGGGAAAGGCAATGGCGTAATGGCTACAGAAACTCAAATTGTAAGAGAAGGTCCAGAGGTTGAAGCCTATAAATTAGCCCTCTTAGAAGAAGCTAAGAAACTGGCAGAACAGCCTATTGATTTACCGGCTCAACAAATTGCAGAAATGTCCGCCTTACAAACTGGGGCTATGGAAGCTGCCGCTCCTTCAGCGGAAGGAATTGGTGGGTATCAGCCGTATTTAGAGCAAGCCGGTTACTCGGTGGGGGATGCGGGTGCCGCTTTAGACCCAAACAACATCAGCACCTTTATGAATCCGTACCAAGATGCAATACAGGCGGAAATAGTTCGGGCGTATCAGCCTCAGTTTAACCAAGCTTCTGCCACAGCAATAGGTGCCGGGGCTTTTGGTGGAAGCCGTGCAGCTATTCAAAACTCGGAAGTACAGCGCAACATGGCAAGTGCTTTAGCCCAGTCTCAAGCACAAAACTTTTTACAGGCGCAGAAAGCGCAACTTGATCAAGCGGACGCACTTGGAACACTGGGGCTTCGGCAAGCGGCTCTGGGGGAACAGGCGCAAAATCAGGCGCTTACAGATATTACGGCGCAATATGAGTTTGGCAAGCAGCAACAAGCGTTTGATCAAGCTGGGTTAGAAGCTAAACGTCAAAGCGATTTAGCTCAACTCTACGAGCCTTACCAAAGATACGGGTTTCTTTCTGACATTTATAAAGGAGCTCCGACTAGTCAAATGAGTCTTACGTCGTCTACCGCCCCTAGCGTATCGCCGTTTCAACAGTATTTAGGGATGGGTATTGGTGCATTGTCCGCATATGGTGGGGCACAGAAAGCAGGGTTATTCTAGTGATGAACAGAAATATTATGCAAAGACAGATGTTTGCAAAAGGTGGGGCCGCTTTTCCTGATTTAAGTGGAGACGGCCGGGTTACTCGTAAGGATATCCTGATGGGCCGCGGTGTTCCCATGCAAGAAGGCGGTGATCCGCAGATGGCTCAACTCCAAGCGCAAGCTGATGCGATGGGTATTACTTTACGAGAGCTTCTTGCAATAATGACAAACGATAGTATTTTTCAATCAGAAGCCGCTAGGCGTGAACTAAAAGGTATTGGTGAAGCTATGGGCGCGAGCACCGCTATGATGGCCGCTCCAATGCCCCAAGGGCCTCCAGAAGCTGCTCGTTTGGGTATTTCAAAAGAGCAACGGTTAGAGCTTCTAAATCAGCAACAAGCTTCTGCTCTTAACGCACTCCGGGAAAATCCTCGTATGCCCGTTGCTGAACAGGGAAACCTTGCAAGACTTGGGCCGGGTGAACGCATAGTAAGCGTCGAAGACGGGTCGGTTATAGCTTCAGGCATTCCTGTTATGGAGTTTAACCGCTTATCACAAGCTGATCAAGAAAGGCTGACGGGGTTGATGCCCTCACAAGAGGGCCCAAAGGGACTTCCTAAACAAGTGTTTGATTCTCTTTCTTCTGAAGTGCAAAACCAAATACTTGGTATGACGCAAGAACCTGTAGGCATGGCAATGGGCGGAGATCCAGCTATGGCGCAGGGTGTTGGCTCGATGATGCCTCCTCCACCTGCCATGCCTCCGGCGCAAGGCCCAATGGGTAACGAAGAAGTCATGGACCCCGAAGTTGTAGAAGGTATGCTGATACAGGCTCAAGAAAACATTGGTAATATTGATGAAGCAGAAGACTACGAAACAGTAATTAACGCTATCCGTGGTGAAGAGGCTCCTATTTCAGCTAGATACGAAGAGCTTGCCGAAATTGTCGGTGAGGAAGACGCGGCTCAAACACCCGAATCTGTGTTAACTTTGGTACAACCGGCTATAGTAATGGGTGCGGTTGACCAAGGTATTGGCGGTCTGGCCGCCGAAGAAATGTCCGAACCTGTTCAAGGCGCTATGGCGCAAGGCATTATGTCAACCGTAGCTCCTCCACCGCAGCCCGCGGCTCCCGGCCCTGAGATGATGGACCCCGCAATGATGGGGGCTGGACAGCAACCACCCGTAAATTTTAACCAAGGCGGGCTGGTCCGCCGAGGCGACAACCAGCCGGTTCAATACTTCAACCAAGGCGGGGAAACTCTAGCAGATTTTCAAAAGATGCTGGGCGTAAATGTTACGTCTCCACAAAACTTGTCTCAAGCGTCTTCTCTTGCGGGGACAATACCGGCGTATGAACCTAACTATGACGAGCGTGTTCTAGCTGCGGCCAAAGGCGCGGAGGCCCGTTATGTAAAAGCAGGGTTAGGGTCTGCCGAATCACGGGCCGCGGACCTTGAAGAACAAAAGCGCATGACGCAAGCCCAGATGTTATTTGATATTGCAGGAACTGCTATTGCCTTTGCAGGCCCTATGGAAGGTGAGCGTCGCGGTATGAGCCCTGCCGAGCGTTTGGCTATGGCTGCTACACAGACAAAGCTATTACCGACTATTGGCGCACGAGCTCAACAGCAGCTTGAGTATAAGCGCGCCGCGGGCAAAGAAGAGCGGGCACTCAAGCTTGCTGCGGTACAGCGCGGTGAGACACAGGTTGATAAAGAAATAGCTGCGGCGGACGCACTTGCTCTGGTTCGTGCTAAACCCCAAAAAGCTTCGTTCATAAACGTGCTTGATAAAACAGGAACTAAAAGTCTAGGTTCTTACGACATAAGCACTACCGCGGGGCAGACCGCGGCAGAGAAGCTTTTGGCTGAAAACGAAGGCTCGTTCTCAACCACCAATATGCCTCGTGAGCCAAAAGATAAAGATGTTGTTCTTTACGACAATAAAACTGGGGCTCAATCTCCGATATTTAATAAAAATTCTGAAGAAGGCCAAGCGGCTATGGCTGCATGGAAAAAAGCCAATCCTTTAAAAGACGGGGCTTATTTAGAATTAAAGCCGCCCACAGCGCCTACTCCGAAAGGCCCGATCACCGAAAAAGATTTCTTTGATAAGTTCGGCTTTACTTTTGCATCCTTTGGGGAACTTAGCCCGGATATGCAAAATTATGTTCGCGGTCTACCCGTTATCACCGACAAAGATTACTTTGCTAAGTACGGCGTAACTAAAGCTGAGTTTAGCGAATTGGATCAAAACACCCAAAAGTTTATGATGGGTCTACCTGTTCTTACCGACAAAGACTATATGTCTAAGTACGGTATGCCAAAAGCGGACTTTCTTGCATTGCCAACAGAAACTAAAAATCGTCTGGCCCGCGTGGCACCCGACCGCAAAACAGTGGTGGTCGATGGACAAGTTATCGACATCACAGAAGGAAAAACCCCGGTTGCTATATATGGGGACAAAGACGTTAAAACAATTACTCTGGATGGTGAGGTTCTTAACATTACGGATCCAGAGAACGTCACAGTTATGTACGGCGATAAAACCCGCGACATTCGCATTGTCAAAGGCCAACTGGTAGAAGTTCCGGAGGATGGTGGAGCTCCTGTTGCCGTCTTCGGTGAGCGCACTCCGAAAACAGGTACTTTTGAAAATATGATTTTGTCTAGCGGCAAAAATATTCTTGTTAAGAAAGTTGGGGAAACTTTGTACGACAAGACCGGTCAGGTTATTGATTTAAGCGCACCTCTTTATGAAGACGCTGTTCTGGTCAGTAAAGATAAAGCCTTTTCTGAAGCTAGGTTGGCGGGGAGACAAGCAGAGGCTGCTACTAAGCTTAAACGTCTTAACCAAGAAATGGGAGATGACACGGTTGCTCGTCAAATTAGTAGCTCAGAAAGCATTTTGGGTATGGCAGGAGGCAGTAATGCTTCTCGCCGTACTTTTGATGCACTTAAAGCGGCTAGAAAAGGCGTTGGTTTCTACAACAAGCTTGGGCAAGTGTTTAGTGAAGTAGGTGGAGCTATAATTCCCGCTTTACGAGATTTAGCTGCGGACGAAGTTGAGGCAGGAAACTTTATAAATTCTGTAAATATTTTAGGTCGAGTTGCTTTAGCTAACAGCCCACGATTTGCAGAAGCGGAACAACAACGTCTGGCAGACTTGTTTCCTAACACAGAGGCTTTCTTAACTAACCCAGAAAATGCCGTTAGAAAATTAATCGGATTAAAACGTCTTATGCAGGCAGAGTACAGAAACAATCTTTCTGCTTTATCTCGTTCGTCAACCCCGGCTATTCTTCAACAAGCCGAACAACAAAACTTTGCTATTGAAGGTGTTTTGAAAATGCTTGAGACTATACCTGACCGAGGTTTTGTAGCTGATGAAGACTTTATGTCTGCATATAAAGAAGTTGAAAGAAGAATGAAAGCAAGAAAGGCGGCACAGTAATGGCTGATACATTAACCGCAGCAGACGATCTTGCTCTTGGGCCGCCTTACGTCTTTTCCGCAAACACTGATGCCGAAGCGGTACTCGCTCCAGAGACTCCGGAAGTAGCCGCCCCTGATCCAACAAAATCTATTGATTTTTCTAAAGATGAAATTCAATTTGTTTACGAACAATTTGGAGAAGATGCGGGTCCGGTTCTTGCCGAAATGACGGCAAACTTTTTAAATCAAAATCCTGATTTTAAAGGTATGGCAGATTATAATCAAATAAAGCTGGGCACCGCTCCTATCTTAGACATGATTGGTTTACCCGCAGATGCAAAAGGTTCGGGATTAGACGACGATCAAATTCTTAGAATGTTTAGTACGCTAAAGACTCTTGGAGAGGACGGAGCACCAACAGAGGTGGACGCTTTTCTTAGAGGTTTAACTCGCGGCGGTTTTAGCTTTGCCGCAGGTGTTGCCGGTGCAAAAACAGCCGCTACTTTGGCTCCCCCGTATATTCCACTTCCGGGTCCCTTCGCTCCACTGGGCGTTTTGTCAAAGCCCGCGTTTGGTCTCAAAGGGTTTATAGTGGGATCTATTGTTGGCGATGCTTTTTTAGGAACGCCAATAGCTGATCAACTTTTCAAGGGTTTAAATGAAGTAAATCTTACGCCTAAAGCAGAAGCTACTTTTAGAGCATATGAGTCCGCAGGTAATGTAGCTCCGTTTATTTTTATGCCGTTTACCGCACCAAAAGCAATGTTTAGCACCGTTTCCAGCTTGCGGTCGTTACCTCTAGCTAATCGGGTAACCGTCTTATCTGCCGATGATATGGCAAACCCTTTAATAACAAAGTATTTACAAGGAAAAGTTGCTGGAACGCCCACTACTCGTCAGTTTAACACGTTAAGAGACAAGATTTTTAGAACAGCTAAAGAAGCCGGAGAAGACATCACCTTGTCGCAAGCGGCAAAACAGGCCGCTAAAGAGCTAAACCGTTCGGGCAGAATGGTTCGCGGAACGACTTCTGTTTTTGACTTTGCTGAAAAAGCACTTGTTAGCGGTGGGGCATCCTTTAGAGCTTTGAGCACTCCACAAAAAGCTGGTGTTTTAGCTCTAGAAACTTTAGCAGTTCCAGCCACAGGTGCCTTGGTCAACATACAAGAAACAGAATACCCCCGACAACCCGGAAAGAGAGTCCTTGCCGAAACTGTCGGCAGTTTGGCTCCCGCTGTATCTATTTTAAAGTTTGCTCCTTTAGCTTATAGCAAAAGTAAAAACTTCATTAATAGAATACGTGAAAACAAAGCTATGGGGCGTCCTTTAGATATTGTGGGCACACAAGAACGAGCTAGAAACAGAGCTATAGACGACATATTTGAAATTTTTAACGACCATAATCTTAATCCAGATGAGTATTTAGCGCAACTAGAGGCTCGTATGGTAGATCCTGTTTTAAAAGACGGGAAAATTGTTGGCTATGAATTAAAACCTGAGTTTAAACCTGCTCCGGGCGAGCCTAAAACAAGCATGTTTTCAGGCCAGTTTATTGAAAACCCCGCTATTGCTCAGTTAGAACAGACCGTTCTGGGACGCGGTGGCGCGGGTATGGGCGCTAAATTTGAAGCTGATTTTGTAAAAAGCATGGAGATGATGAAGGGTCAAATATTTGCGCTTCGCGGGTCTGGTGATCCGCAACTAATGAAAGTTGCGTCAGAAATGATGCAGGAAAGACTGTCTTTGTTAATAAACAAAAGAATGGATAACGCAATTAAAGCTACTGTTCAGTCTGTGCAAAAGATCTATCCAGATGGCGGTCCCGAAGCCAGTAAGCTTTTAGGTGAAAAATTAAGACAAGTGGTTCTTAACCAAAAGAAGCTTTTTCGTAAATTAGAAAGGAACGCATGGAGCAAGGTAAACCCTAGACAGGAAGTTCCAACATTTTACCGGGTGGATCAAGAAACAGGGGATTTTGTTGAAAACCCCGTCCCAAACTTTATTGAAGAGTGGGACGCCATGTTAAGCGATATGGATGACTTAGATAAAACTTTATTAATGGCTGCGCCTAAGTTTAAAGAAATAAATGCCAGAATCCTTGAGTATAAACAGCAGCTAGGTTTGGACGCAACGGATGCCTTATCTGGAGCACTGCCCGCGGTTGCTAAATTTGATGAAGCTTTTCAAAATGCACAGGGCCTTGGTGCAAGAGACAGCTTTGTTAGACTTCTTCGGGACGCGGGAATTACGGATGAGGTGACTCCAGAAAACATTCAGTTGATTGGACAGCTAGAAACGAGACTTGGTCGTCAAAAAGGAAAAACTGTAGAGTTAATTAGACTTAAAAGAGAGTCTTTAATAGCGCAACTTGCCAATCAGCAAGGAGCACAAGCTACCGGAGTGGTATCCGAGCCTTTAACGCAGGGTAACTTGACTTCTTTATATAGCACGTTAAGAACAGCAGCCACAGAACAAGGGCCAACAAACTCTAATTTTGCAAGAATTGCCAATAATCTGGCAGAAGCTACTTTAGATGATTTAAACGGTGGGGCGATAGGCAATCCCGATTATGCTGCGGCAAGAGATATCTCTTATTCCTTCAACACTTATTTAAAACGTGCTTTCGGCAACGACATAATTGGGAAAAACGCTCGTGGAAAAGATGTGGTAGATCAGGACCTGTTAACAAGCAAGTTAATGTCTGGTCAGCCCGATGCCGTAGCTTTAAAACTAGAACAGATTTCTGAGCTCGGGCAACAAATAAATAAATATGCTTCCGATTCAGGGTACGAAATTGTTACAAAAGCCGATGTCGCAGACTATACCGCAACGACCAACAAAGTTTTAGCGGATACTTTGCGATTAGCTTTACGAGAAATTGAGCTTCCCTTAGAAGCAAAAACCGGGAAAAGCGCGGCGGCTATTGCTGCGGCACAAAACGAGGCTATGCAACAGTTCCGAGCAAAAAACCCTAAGATTTTTGAAATCTTTCCGCAAATAGGACAAATGATGGACGAAGCGGGCGATGCCGGAAACTTTTTGGCTCGCCTAAAAGGTATACCCGGAGACGAAAACAAACTTGGCACAATAAAAAGATTGCAGAAAAAAGCGGCGCAACAAGAAGCTTTTAAAAAATTAACTGGGGCCGAAAACCCGGAAAGAGCAATACTTAAAGCTATTAATTCGGAAAATCCTACAGACGAGCTTAATTCTTTAGTTGAATTAATAAAAGCTGGATCAGACCCTCGTAACTTACGACGGTTAATCAGAAACAAAGGTTTAAATATAAGCGCCGACGCTTTGAATTTAGATGCGGCCAAAGAGGGTGTTAGACATAGCGTGTTGTCTTTAGCTTTTTCCAAAGGCGGTCAGTACAGCGTAGAAGGTTTGAATGCTCGCGGCGCGTACAACATGCTCTTTGATAAATTACCGAATGCGGACCGTGAGGGCGAAACGGTTGCTCAGTGGATGATAAGCAATAACATAATGACGGAAAAAGAAGTATCCGGTTTAGAGCTAGGTCTGCGGACAATAATTAAATCCGAAGCAAAACAAGATGTTTCTAAAGCTCTTATTCAAGGAGAAACTCCGGCCCTTATAGATATGTACACAAGAATTTTAGGGTCTAGGTTAGGTACGTCCGTAGGAAGATCCATGCCCGGAGGACGTTCCGGAGCCGCGGGTCTTATTGAAGCAGAAGCGGGTTCAAGGTATTTGCGCCAGTTGACACAAGAAATACCGGCTCTACAAGAGTACGACGCTTTAGAGAAAATATTGTTAAACCCCGAGCTTTTAGCGTTAGCTCTTCGTAAGCCTCGTTCTCCCGCTGAGAAACAAGGTATTATAAACATGCTCCTAGATAAACTAGGTACTTTTGGAATAGGTGTGGCTCCTGCGGTTGGACAAAGAGCTATTCCTCTGGGAGCACAGGAGTTTGTAGAGCCAGAAGTTTCTTCAGAACCCCCACCACCCGTAGGACCAGTTAGCTCCGTCACACCAACAGCTATGCCTGCACCACCACCAGTTCCGGCGCAAAGAGTGGAACCTCCCACCGACACTCTTGCGTCGGCCACACCCGTGGCACCACCGCCCGCGGCCAGCGGCCCTGTAAGGGAGCAATACGCGGCTTTGTTTCCAAACGATATCGCGTCGGGGATGATCCGTCAGCAAGGAACTGCGCTTATGGCAGACGGCGGCGCGGTAAGACATTTGGCCGCGGGCGGCCGTGCTGACGGTCCCGGCAGCGATAACTTTGGTTCAGAGGCTTCCCAACACGGGAGTGGCGGCGGCAACGACGGCGGCAATGACGGCGGTGACCAAAACCGGTCGATGACACCGGAAGAGCGGTATGCCGATAACGCCCGTCGTCTGGCTCAGACCTATATTGGTGATGACCAAAACCAGTCGATGACACCGGAGGAGCGGTATGCCGATAATTTTGCAAGATTGTCAGCTAACTTACCACAAAGCATCCCCTCAAATAGCTCGGTTTCTCTAACCGTCACCCCGCAAGAAAAAAGACAAGTTTTGTCTCAAGTAAACAAGGTGGCCCAGCAAAGCCTACAGCCTGACGCTGTAATAGACTTTCGGCAAAGGTTGGCAGCGGGGCAGTTTGACCCTCAAAAGGCCGCACTTAACCCCGCACAAGCGCGAGCCGCCGCGGTTAACCCAACCTTAGCTGGTTTCGTCCAGCCGGGGGCAGGCATGGGAATAACGTCTTTGCCTTCAATTCAGACAAACACGAATATGGAACAGCCTACTGTTGCACCAGAGGCATCTTTTTCCGGCCTTCCTGTTGGAGAAGGAAAGTTGATGGGACAATATGATCCTGCGACGGGGAAGGTGGAACTTGTTTATACTCGTCAATACGCACGAGGCGGCGCAGTGAATCTTGGTATTGGAAATTTATTCCGAAGAAGAGTTTAGACCAACCAGTCGCGGACTTCTTCGCCCAAAACTTTTCCCGCAAGATTGATCTTGCCGCGCAAAGCTTTCAAGATTTTCTCATCAATAGTTCTGGGTGACACTAAGTCTATATAAGTCACTTTATTTTCCTGACCTATCCGGTGGGCGCGGTCTTCGGACTGTAATCTTATTTCCAAATCATAGCTGTTGGAGTAATATATCATCGTGTTAGCCGCGGTCAGGGTGATCCCGTAGCCCCCTGTCCGCGGTTGACCGACAAAGAAACGAAGCGAGCTTTCTTTGTCCTGAAACTTATTGACAATCTCTTGCCGCTCGTCTTGCGGCGTAGCTCCATAATAGGTTGCGACCGCTTCGGGCCCAAAGCGGTCGCGCAGGGCCGAAGATACCTGTTGGATGTCGTGTGTATACGTCGCCCAAATGATAGCTTTTCCCTGTAACTCATCTACTACTTCCATTAATTCTTTTAACCGGTTGTTTTCAAGCTCTTGGATTTCACCTTCGTCAGGCTGTAAGAAACCGCAACATATTTGTTGCAGGCGCATGATCTGCGTCAAAACACTCGCGGTTGTTGCGAGCTCGCCGTTGTCCAGTTTTGCCAAAGCCAGCTTCTTCATCTGCGTGTAAACGCGCTTTTGTTCATCCGTCAGCGCCACGTCTCTTCTGATGTACATCTTATCGGGTAAGTCAAGACAATGCTCTTTTAAAATGCGGTTACTAAAAGAGTCCAGCTTCAGGTTGAGTTCGTCCAACCGTCTGTAACCGACGATCTCCTGAAAAGCACGGGACCCCATCGTGCGCTTTTGGACAAGCGCGTACCGGTTTTGAAAAGAATAGTAGCTGTTGAACCCTAAAGCGTCTGGAGACAAAAACGAGCATTGGCTAAATAAATCCATTGGGGACTTAGTAACAGGGGACCCCGTCAGAATGCGCTTGTACTTAGCGTCTTTTGCCAACATTAAAATGTTTTTAGTGCGCGTAGCTTTGCGGTTTTTAATCGTAGTGCTTTCGTCCACGATCATGATATTAGCTGGGTTTTTGCATAGAAAAGCATATGCGACTTGGGTGCCGCGCGGCGTTGACAACGCTTCAATGTTCATAACAAATATTTTTATGCCGTCAAAATCGTCGTACACCAGCGCCTTCATGCTTTCCTGAAAAGTTTTTGAAGTAGATGGCGTCCACCGCACAACACTGCGCTTAATGTCATCAGGCAAGTGCGTAGGTATTTCCCCTTGAACCCAGTTGTCATA